ATAGGTTGACGGATATGATACATAAAAGCGTTGGTAGACTGATGTAAAGACATCCAACTGTCCGGCTGGGGTATTAATACCAATACCTACGTTTCCATTCTCAGCTACTCTTAGTTTAACAGTAGGCGTTGTTGTACCTGTTACTAAGCTAATACCGTTATTATAGCCGGTTCTCGGAGATGCCTGTAAGATTAATTCTCCGTAATAGTCAAGAGGGAAAGTTCCGCCTGTTCCGCTTGTATAGATAAATCCGTTTGCTCCGCCGCCATCGCTACCTACTGCAAAAGTATTATCATAAAATGTAGTTAATGGAGTAGATTGAGCTCTAAATATTCCTAAAATTCTTGCGCTGTTTACAACTTCAAGTTTTGCAGATGGGCTAGTAGTTCCAATACCGAGGTTACCTGAAGTGTTTATAGTAACAGCATTTCCAATAATACCGCTTGGAACAAATTGAATTGGTCCATCACCATTCCATAAATACAGGCTTTTATTTAGAGCACTGTTTGCTGTAGCTGTATTTTTAATTAAGTATCCATTATCAGACGAAGGTGTTGTTAATTGTAAGTATGCATAGTCACCGCCACCTGCTTTAATGTTTGCAAATGCAGTACCTGAATTGTATACTTCTAGTTTAGCACCCGGACTAGTAGTTCCAATACCAACGTTACCGCCATTAAAATAACTTGTTCCATTAGAATGTAGCTGCACTGCTGCTCCTCCTCCGCTGTTTTCAATAACGACCTGTCCATCTCCTCCTGATGTTTCAACAACATAGAAAATATTATTTGTATTTGCAGCTCTTTGAATAAGGAGCGGGTATGTATTTAATCCTGAGGATTTAATATGTACTCTACCTGATGGGCCTGTAGTACCAATACCAATATTACCGTTAGGAAATGCGAAAGTGCTTCCATCCCATTGGTATACAGTACCTCCAAGTGAATTATCTTGGAGTCTAAAGTGTCCGCTACTATTATAAATTCCGTTTACGTACTCTCTTGCAAAGTTGTATATAATTTGCTGGTCGGTAGCTCCTCCGCCTTTTAAAGTTATTGGACCTCCGGATACGTGTAATTTGGTTTCGGGTCCTGTTGTGCCAATACCAACTCTTGCGTTAGCGGTATCAACACGCATAACAACGGATGCGTCCTGATGTCTAAAGTCTATTGAAGTACCGCTATAAGTCTGTACAAAGTCTGTATAGGTTACACCTGAGATTGCTGTGTTGCCAATAACTACTAATTTTTGAGAGGGGTTAGTAGTTCCAATACCAACGTTACCGCTATTATACTTTATAGTTAAGTAATCACCAACTGCATCATTAATTCTAAAATCGTTTGTTCCTGATGGTAGGTACAATTTCCACTGGACGGTGGTATTATTAATATAGAAATTAGGTGCTGTTGAATCTATTATTCGCAATCCACTACCTCCGCTACTTACTATGTCTAGTTTGACTGTTGGGTTAGTAGTACCAATACCGACATTACCTTGGTTATAATAAATATTTCCTGCAGACCCAGTCCATATTGAATCTCCAGCATTTAAAGCGTATGAAGCAGTTAATGCATAAGATGCCGATACTGCATTAGTTGCAGACCCTGATATTGAACCTGTGAATGAAGTCGCTCTAACGTTTCCATTAACGTCTAATTTGGCCTGGGGTGCCGAACTACCGATTCCTACATTAGATCCTGTTACTTGAAGTACATACTGTCCGTAAGTACCCATTGTCACAGAGTAGTCTGCGAACGCTTCAATCACTGGTAGACCAGCAATCGTATTAACAGAGAATAAACTGTTGGAGAGGTCATCAGAAACCTCGAATAACCTACCATTATTACCGTCCACCGAGAAGATAGATGAGGTAGTAGCTGATCCTGAACCTCTAACGTTTAAAACGTTGGTTGATCCGGATATTTGTAGTTTTGCAGCTGGTGTTGATACACCGATACCGACGTTACCTGAGCTAACAATACGCATTCTCTCTACCATTGTAGCAGATCCATCGTATACACTAAATCTTATACCGTACCCTGATGAGAGTCCTCCTATTTCTGAATCACCATTATTCCATGTGATGAAGTTGGTAGACGGCATGTAGATATTACCGTTAACGTGTAGTCTTTGTACCGGATTTGTAGTTCCAATACCAACATTTCCGCCAGCTGTAACAACCATTCTTACGGTACTTCCTGCATAAAAATCTAAAGACGTATCATTTACACCTCTAATTCCTTGAGCACTATTACCCCACATCAAGAACTGTCCTGAGTCTAAGAATAATGTTCCACCATTTACGTAGGTAGAACCTGCTATTTGTAATTTATAGATTGGGTTAGTAGTTCCAATACCAACATTACCTCCGTTAAAATGAGTTATTCCATTAGATCGGATAGCGATGGTTGTCGATCCTCCGGACGTGCTTGCAAATAAACCGGCATCTATTCCACCAGCTGCATATGCGTGGATATTACCTGCTACGTGAAGTTTTTCATTTGGATTGGTAGTTCCAATACCAACACTACCTCCGTTTGGCTGTAAAGCAATCGGACTAGAGTTGTTGGTCATTTTTAATATACCAACATCTGATGTATTAGTTGCTTGAAAATAAGATGATCCGTTATACCAGTATGTTGAAGTACCGATAACATACATGTCGCTTCTAAAAGCAGAAGTTCCATTTACATCTAGTTTATAACCCGGGCTAATAGTTCCAATACCGACACTACCTCCTGAAGCAATCATTAGGTACGGTGTATTTCCGTTGCTATTAATACCTATTCCGAAGTCCTGAACTGTTACTCCGGAGTTACCTGCTCCTACATACCACCTAGTTGCACTAGCGTAAGATTGGTAACTTGTATAAGCGTATCCTGCAGTTGCACTTGTAATGTCAAGTAGAGAGACAGGGCTGGGAGTGCCGATTCCAACATTCCCACTGTTGTAGTAAATATTACCTGCCGAACCAGTCCAGACTGAGTCTGCTGCATTGAGAGCATATGATGCTGTTACGGCGTAAGAAGCAGAGGTTGCAAATGCGATTGACCCTGAGAAGGACCCTGTGAAGGAGGTTGCGGTTACTGATCCTTGAACCCTGGTCGAACCAGAGACAATAAGCCCATTTTTTACTACGAATTCATTAGCCATAAGTTATCACCCTTTCACTGTCCAGGGTAGACGTTTGTTATAAATATTTAGAAATACCGAACCATATAATTAATATCATATGGTGTTATTCCGGAGTTTGTTGCAGTGAGCCAGGTCGGTGCTCCGTAAGCTACTGCAAACGTAATTGCAGAAGTATTACCTATATCGACAGTGGTGGTTTCATTTATAACTGCAGAGACACTATTTAAATTAATAGAAACCATAATTGTTCCTACTCTTTGATTGGTTGCACCTGAGCTGTCAACGATTACGTAGTCAACAAAGGCAGCTTTAGTTGTTCCGGGTACGAAAGAAATGATATTTACGGCCGGACCAGGTGCGATTAATGCTGGTGCTACTTCGTAATCAATTACTGAACCTGATACTGAGATTGCACCTGCTATTGATAGTTTCTGTGAAGGGCTTGAATATCCAATACCTAAATTACCACCGGTACTTAAGAACATTCCGGTTGGTGAAGAATTATCTCCAAAGAATGTTAATCCAGAAGCTCCTACAACACCGCTTTGAAATAAACCATACCCGGCAACTTCTAGTTTTTGAGTTGGGCTAGTGGTTCCAATACCTACGTTACCCCCGGAGGTAATAACTATTCTGGTAGTGTCAGCTGTATAGAATCTTAGGCCGGTTCCAGATATAGCATATAAGTCTACATAACTGTCTGTATTATCGTGATATAAATAACCGTACGCAGTACCGTTATTTTGCATTGTAAGGCCTGAGAATCTTGTTCCAGAATCAGCATCTAATGCTAATATTCCTTCATTTGTTACCCAAGCTCCTTTAACGTGAAGTTTAGCTGAAGGATTAGTAGTTCCAATACCGACATTATCAGAAGCATTTATGGTTATAGTTGCAACTGAGCTTGCTCCTAAGTGTAGGTAGTTAGCTGCTCTTAATGCAGTACTATCCGATTGAGCATTTGAAAATATACTTCCAGCGTTGCCATATCCTAAAATAGTTCTGAATGTAGTGTTTTCGTTAATAACTAAACCGCCAAATTGACTTGTAGAATCTATTCTAATGTTACCTGCATCGGTACCATTAGCGGCCCCTACTATGTGCAATTTATTTCCGGGGGATGTAGTACCAATACCTACGTTACCTCCGTTGACTTGAAATACTAGAGCATCTGTAGAGTAGTTACTAATTACAGAGTATGCTGATAGCTGCTGCCAGTAGGTGTAATTACTTCCTCCATACCATAAATTAATTTTATTATCATTTGTTGAACTAATACCGATATGAATATTACTGTTGTATGGAACAATTTTCATACCTGGATAGCCACCGTCGTTGGTTTCTCCAATAGTTGAAACTTGTGTATCTCCAATTTTTAAAGCATTCGGTCCATCGTCTGCAATATGTAATTTTCCTGAAGGGTTAGTAGTTCCAATACCTACGTTACCTCCAGTTGTTACTGTAAGTTTTGCTGAAGCAAATCCATCATCAGCAGATGCTAATTTGAATTTATTTGAATCTGCTTTATCTAATCCTAGTACCCAATCCTGGTTTCCTGTGTATAGGAAATGCTGTTCTACGTTTCCTGAGGTTGCTTCAAAAAAAGTTCTTAGTGATGTTGTGTTTGTACTTAATACTCTAAATGCTGTAGCTGATGTACCACTATTTACATCTAGTTTTATAGCAGGGCTTGTAGTACCAATCCCAACATTACCAACATTGTAATAGATATTGCCGGCTGATCCTGTCCAAACAGAGTCTCCAGCATTTAGAGCGTACGAAGCTGTTAAAGCATAGCTAGCGCTTACTGCATGAGTGATTGATCCTGAGAAGGAACCTGTGAATGATGTGGCGTAAACATTACCGTTAACTTGTAAAGTTGCTAAAGTTGGGTTAGTGGTTCCAATACCGACGTTACCGTTTTGGAAATCAAATTTACTTGACCTAAAGGTAAGTGGTGTATAGGCACTATCGGCATCATCAATTGAAGCAACTTCTAAATTAGTACCGGAGGATATTCTAAAGTTTTGATTTGTGTTAGCTCTAACGTGTAATTTAGATAGTGGGCTAGTAGTACCAATACCCACAAGGCCGGTGTTTGTTAATACTATAGAGTTAGGATCGGTAATTAAACCTGTATTGTAACTATTAACAATGTACAAACTTGTACTGTTTGCAGGTGAGCCGATGTGTGCTGAAGCAATTCCGGATTGCCATAAGAATAAACTTGTTGCTTCTCCTGTGTTGTTTTGTACAGATAATCCGTTTGAATAAGCTCCTCTTGAGGAAGTCATTGTTCCGAATGCACCTGTTCCAATAACATCTAATTTTATAGCAGGGCTAGTAGTGTTAATACCTACGTTACCGCCTGCTGCAATACGCATTCTTTCAGTATTGTTTGTATAGAAGTTAACAAACGCTGATACTGAAGTTCCTATGTTTAATTCAGAGTTTTGATAGCTGTTAATAAATCCAACGTTTGAACCGTTGTAGTTTAAATGTAAACTTGAGTTGTTACCGCTACCATCTACTATAATTCTTTGAGTTGCATCTGTAGAACCGGAAATGTGAAGTCGGGCAGAAGGACTATAAGTGCCAATACCTACATTACCTTGAGTTGGAGCTAAAGCAATATTACCTCCTTGGTATAAAACCATACTAGCAGTAACTGCTGTATTAGTAAATGACGAGCCTGAAGTTTGCTGGTTTATAAAACCAAATGATTTATACTGTCCTGCTGGTGTATACGATTCATAATAAGGCTTACCTGAATTGTTTGCTACCGATACACCTGCTAATTCACTAGTAAAGAATCCACCTTCAATCCATTGATATGTTGGTGATTCTTGAGCAGATAAGAAGTAGTGTGATTTAGCTTGGTTTGAATTTTTTCTAGCAATAAATAAACCGGCACTTGTTACACTATCATTACCGATTTGAGCTTGTCCTTGTACTTCGAGTATTTGAGATGGACTAGCAGTACCAATACCAACATTACCCCCGGTGGTGATACGCATTTTTTCAGTACCGCTAGTCAGGAATGCAGCAGTAGTATTCGCTTCAACATACAGAGTTGAAGCACCGTAGATATAGTTTTTTATTCCGGATGGACCTAACGCAATACCGCCGGCATTTGTTCCTTGAATATCAACAGTAGTGATTCCGGTACCTATTAGACTTGGGTTGGTTGTTCCAATACCAACGTTGCCTGTAGTATCAAGATACACTCTTGAAACTCCATTAGTCTGTAAACTTAGAGGAGTTGCATTACTTGAACCAACAATTCCAACATTTGAAGAAAGCCCAGCGTATAGGTGATATGTACCTGTATTCTCAATAAATAATAGTTGGTTACCAGAACCGTATAAGTGAAGTTTTTGAGAAGGAGTAAAGGTTCCAATACCTACATTACCGTCAGAAGCAATCCGCATTCGTTCTGCTCCATTTGTCTTAAGCAGTAAGTTATAACCAACAGTAGCATTTTCTAATACTAAATCACCGGCGGCGATATTTAAAACCATTGGAGTTATTGTTGAAACACTACCGAATAAGTAATTACTTGCTCGAATATTTCCAATAACATCTAGGTTAGTACCTGGGTTGGTTGTTCCAATGCCTACGTTACCAGCATAATATCCTGATCCATTTGTATTAACAAAGTATGAAGTGGTCCCTCCTAGTCCGGAAGACATATTAACCCCGTAATTCACTTCAATTGCTCTACCGGAGGATCCAGAATGTTGAATTAGGAGTGAACCAAAACTGTTAGCTGGGTTTTTCTTAAAAAGTACTAATTCGGCGGCACTGCTATTATCTGTGGTTGCAAAAATACCATCAACAGTACTTGTTGCATTTACTGCTAATTGAGCTGGGAATAAACTTGAATATTGTGTTGTTGCTGTGGTTCCAATACCTACGTATCCTGCTGCAGTAATTCGGACTCTTTCATAACTACCATCAGAACCAAGTGCTAAATACCCATTACTTACTGTGGTTCCAACAAACATTCCAAGTGAACCGTGGTTCATCCAGACGGCGCCTTTTACTGTTTGGTTTTGAGTTAAGTACATAGCGGAGTATGTACCGCTTGCATCAAGTCTCAGCTGGTTATCGCTAGATGAAAAAACTTCTAATTTACCTGTTGGACTTGTAGTACCAATACCGACGTTTCCGGTACTTGAAGCAATCCATAGTCTTGTAGTACCGTCTTGATCAATAGCGAAGTTAAATCCACCGGCCGGAGAAGAAATATTCCATGCCGAATCGCCTCTTTTATCTAAAGAAAGTCTCGGAACATAACTATTACCTCCGGTTGTTGCAACTGTAAGTTTTGTATCTCCGGTAGCTGTATATACTTCTAACTTTGAGGAAGGGCTTGTGGTTCCAATACCAACGTTTCCTGAATTGTCAATAAACAATCTCGAAGTTGTTGAACCAGTTCCTGTTTCTAAACTTAAAGTTTTGCTCTGTACTAATAATGGTTTAAACTCTGCTCCCCAATCAACTGCGTATAGAAAGCTAATCCCTGACTGTACTGCAAGTGTTGTAGCATGTCCTTGTGCTGATAAGCCGTTGGTAGCTCCTGTTGCAGATATTGCTCCATTTACTTCTAGTTTTTCATAAGGAGTAGTTGTTCCAATACCAACAGTACCTATACTGGTAATGCGCATACGTTCAGTAGCAGAGGTATAAAATAACATTGAGTTTGAAGTAGATGCAAACCCGTTATTATCAGATAAAACACCAATGTTATAATTTCCTCCTGCATTTGATACAAAAATATCAGTCCTTGTGCCGCTTGCTCCACCGTAGACGTCTACTTTGTATGATGGATTAGTAGTTCCAATACCAACATTACCCTGATTATAGTAAATATTTGCACCTGATCCTGTCCAAATAGAGTCTCCAGCATTTAAAGCGTAAGATGCAGTTAAAGCATAGGAAGCAGTAGTGGCAAACGAAGCGGTTCCAAATAGTGAACCCGTAAATGATTGAGCCGTTACATTAGTTGTAACGTTAAGTGAATTCAATGAGGCATCCGACCCCGATACGAGCAGCTTTTTCCAGTTTGGCATATATATACTCCTATTGCGGTTAGAAACAGCATCATTGCTGCCTACTTCCCTTTACGGGCCAACACTAGGTTTGTTATAAATATTTAAGATTTCGACTTAGTAGCAGTCTCTTTTTGAATGATTTTTTCAAGCTCTTCTTGCTTTTTAGTTTCTTCAGCCTGTAGAGTAAATTGAATATTCATTATAGCTTCGTCAAGTTTATCTTGAAGCCCGGCGATTGCTCTTGCACTTTTACCAGATATCTGAATAACGTCTAAGGATTGTCTTATAATAGCAATCTCTTCTGGGGTTAATCCAATTTCGTAATTCATACTTACTTAACTGTAATGTATTGGTTTTGAAGCTTAATTATAAGCTTGTACAGCATTTCAATTGCTTCTCCTTGAAAAGTTGATTGTTTAATCATTGCAAGGAGGAACTGAAGTTCTTCTCTAGTAAGTGAATAATCCTGAGTTGGGGATTGGATGGGCTGTGGTTGTACTGTCTGTTCGGAACTAACAACTAAATTGTCTGTTTTTAAGGCCATAAACTTTTATTAACTATACATATAAATATCCCCGTTTGACGAGTTTACATATACGTTACCAAAACCATTTCCACTACCTCCCCATGTTGGAGCTGCTGCAGGAGCACCAGCTGCTGATTTAGCAGACACTACGTATTCGTCTGCGCTAACGGCGGTTGATGTTCCAATCACATCGTATGCCATTGCAAAACGACCGTAAGTACCGGTCGAGCTAGCTTCTAAATAAAAAGCAGAACCGGATCCTGCTGCGTTGTATTGAGTAACCCATCCAGAATCTGCTAAAGTAGTCGATCCTGAGTTGATAAGGATAAATTTATCTTTTACTGTTAAGTTATCAACGTTAGTAAATGAAGCGGTACCAGCAACTGTTAAGTCACCTGTTACTGTTAAATTACCTCCGATTGATCCACCGCCTGTAACGGATAGTGTATTAAAGAAGCCTATCTGACCCTGAACTGCACCTATTGAGTTAGGGGCACCTGCAGGAGAGCCTGCTGAAATATACCCGGAAGGAGCTGTAATATTTGTGCCGGCTTGAATAAAACTTCCTGCCGTAATCGATTGGGCAGCTGAAACTACTAAGCCTTGTACTGTTCCTGAAGCTGATACAGCGGAGCCTGTTATTGCACCGGTTGCGCTTAAAAATCCAGTGACTGATGTGTTTCTAGCGATACCTAAATTAGTACCGTCATCAGTTAAACCGCTATTTACTAATTGTCCGTTACTAGAATCCCATTTAGTTAGTACGTTATTTGTTAATGATCCGGCATTTTTTAACTGTACATCATCAGCATTTACAGTAATACCAGTTCCGGCACCTACGGCAAGTGAATCTCCACCGTCTGCAGATACTAGACCTGCACCTGCTAAATCTGTAACTACGTTAGCGTATGTAATTTTTACGAGTCCAGATGAGCTAGATACAAAGAAAAAGTCTGTTGTAGCGAGATCTGTAATGTTGGTGTTAGCGGTAATTGTGGTCGCTGTAATACCGGTTAATCCAGAACCGTCTCCAAAGAAAGAACCTGAAAAAGATCCTGAAATTGATACTCCGGTTGCACCTGTAGTCGCTAAAATATTACCAGTACCGTTGATTGCAGTAGTTGATAAATTGCTAGCAGAACCGCCTCCTATAACTACCTGACCTGATGTTAGGTTATCTACAGATAATGCTGCTAGGTTTGCACTACTACCTGATACTATTATTTTCTTCCAACTTGCCATGGTCTATGTTAGTTATAAATATTTACATTCCGAAAAAGAAGTCGCCTGATGCTGAATAAAATAAACCGCCTGTTACTGCTGTCGGAGTGTCTGTTCTTGATTCGAAAATAACCACTCTCTCTGCATTAATTTTTAACATTTCTACTGATCCGGACTGTACTAGAAAGAAATAGGGTACGGTTGCTCCGGGACCTATTTGTACAGAAGCAGTTATGGATCCGGTTGCTATAAGGTTTGTAACAACGGGTGTGGATGGAGCAGAAGCAGTAACAAACAAAGCATTACTGACTGCATCATACATTACTACTCTTACGTTCGCTGAGGGGGAGTATGGTAGTCCGAAAGAAGGTACTTGAAGTAACGGTGCATTAATGTTTAAAACGTTAGCATTAAAGGCTATTGTTGCTGCACTGTTTACAGTGACGTTTCCTTCTACTGTTAAGGATCCAGATATTATTGCCGAACCTGTAAAAGGGAATATTTTAGCATTATCAGCATAAGAAGCTGTACCTAATAAAGACCCTGTTAATGGACCTGAGAAAGAACTTGCGGAAACAATTAGTCCTGATACAGATCCTAAAGTATTCTTAGATGGATTATAGTAAGGTCCGCTTGTATCTGCTGCTAAAGAGCGGTAATTATCTAGTGTTGCTGTATCTCCTTTAAATATTAAAGGGTAGTCTACATTAGTAGTAGATTGATTATTTACATAAACTAAGCTTGATGAAACAGCATAAGAAGCACTATCAGCTTGTATTGCATTAAAAGCCCAAGACGCAGTTCCAAATAAAGAACCGGTTAAATTATTAATTGTAGTTGGACCAATTATAGAATGGCCGCTGCCCGTAACTAAGAGCGAGCCGGTAAATTCATGAAAGTCATCTAAAGAATCTCCAAACTTAGTAGATCCACTGCTATAAATAATAGAAGACGATTCATAGGTAGTAATTAATACATCAACAGATGCAGTTCCTCTAACTACTAGGTTACCTGCTATACTTACATTCTGTACTAACGGGTTAATATAAGATGCTGTTGATGCAAAAGAGGCACTTACTGTGTTTATGGCGTGTGAGCTTGTTGTAGCGTAAGAAGCAGAAACTGCTTGAGAACTACTAACAGAATAAGAGGCACTGATGGAGGTGCTTGCAAAGCTAGCAGAGTTAGCATTTAAGGCGTATGATGCAGTTACGGCGTAAGAGGAGCTTAGTGCATTTAAAGCGTAAGAAGCGGTCGCTGAAGGATTAAAGTTTTGTGCAAAAGAGGCTGTAACTGCAAAGAATGCATAAGAAGCTGTTGAAGCAAAAGAAGCAGATATGGAAGATCCTCCGGTACCTAATTCTACAATCGACTGTGAAGTATTAGATACTCTTTTAATATAAGCTTTTCCATCAACCGTATTAATAGCAATATCACCTAACGGTAATTGATTTACTGTAGGTATTGACCCTGATACTAATATGGTTCTTATTTCGGTCATTAATTCCTATATGCTGTAAATACGTCTAATATCGGATCAACGACTTGGTGTCTATGATTCTGTTTTAAATGTACAACTTTAACAGCAGGAACTTGCAATTCTAATTTCATAAAGAAA